ATCAGTCTCTCGCTTTTAAAAGCTCCGCCAGCGGATCAACATCATCCGGTCCGGCGGTATTTACTTTCGCCCGGCTTGCCGGTGACATACCAAATTCTGCAAGCATCGCCCGGATCCGCTTCCAGGCATCCGCTTTCATCGCAGCAGCCGGGTGTGCCTTAATCAGCACATCACCGTTCTGCGTTTCCGTGCGGTAGGTATACCCCTCAACATCGAGTGTTTCGCAGTGATGCCGGTATTCGGTGTAGGCTTCCACCAGTAACTCGAGTGCACGCGCATCAAGCTGAGAAATGATCCCTTCCGCATTCAGTTCTTCCGCCATTCGCCTGAACCAGTACTTCCCCTGCGACCCTAAATGTTGCGGAATTTTAGGGAGACATTTTTCATCCTTTTTAGCGGTTTTTTTTGGGTCTTTAACGGGGCGCTTTGAGGGGTTGCCTCGTATCAAATGCAGGCGTGGCGGGGTTTTCAGGGGTCCTGACATAATCGGTTTTACCTATCAATCATTTAATCACATTCCAAAAAAAAGTTTTCGAACCTGCGGCGATGCGAGGAAAGGTCAGGCGGCGGTACTGAGCAGCCTGGGTTGCAGAAATTTGACCCGCCCCTCCCCTGCAGGTGAGAACAATTATCAGTTGATACGTTCGCGCGCAGTTTTTGCTTTATGGCAGGGCCAGCACAGACTCTGCAGGTTACTGTCTGCATTCGTGCCACCATGAGCTTTCGGAATGATGTGGTCCACAGTTCTGGCTTCAACGGCTCTCCCATCGCGCAGGCAGTTCTGACACAGATGATTATCACGCTTCAGTATGCGCGCACGTATGGCATCCCATTTCGAGCCATAGCCACGCTGGTGGCGGCTCAGTCCGCGTTGGTGCTGCACCCAGCCTTCACCCCGATGTTTATCGCAGTAGCCAGAGCTGTCTGTTGTTGTGCCTGCGCAGCCTCGCTTACGACATGCGCGGGGGATTTGTGGTGGCATAGAATTTCGCTCCTCTAAAAAATATTCTGCTCTCACCGTCGGTCAGTTCTGCATACACTGTCGGACACTATCAACAATTTCGCAGACCTGAGAAGCTGTATCGAAAAGCTGGCGCGCCTTATCCAGGCTGACGCATCCCACCAATAAAAAAGGCACCAGTATCGCTACCAGTGCCCATTTCGCCGCCGTTCGCGGCATTCTATGTGTCCAGTGTTTTCTGCTCATAACACACCTGGTTATCAGCGTTTCAACTGAAAGTGAGGCCCGTCTTTCAGTGTTTTCCAGTCCCCGCCCCATTCGATGGCAGTTCCCAGCTCTGCGGCAGCCTGCTTAAATGCCTGTGCGATTTTCTCGTACAGAGGCCAGTCCCATGACACCTGGCTGCCAACATAAGCCACAACATCCACCGCATCACCTGTAAGGTGGCGGCTGTTCATGGTCTGGCTTTTCCCTGCCGCTACCAGCTGTTTCTGGCGATACTTACTGCGCAGACCTTCCGTGATACCAAAATCAACCTCCGTCAGCTCCAGCGCACGGCGAACGACAGCAACCAGCTGTGGTTTGACGCCCTCCAGATTTTTTTCACTGCGACGGCTGAATCTGAATTTACCCGGCATCATATTCACCTCAACAATGGAAAGATTTTTGTGACGTTCCCGCGTGCGCGTATCACCAGCACGCAGAACAGCAGGTTAAAAAACACTTCCAGCCAGCCCGTTGCTAACGGGCGACCACACAGATAGCTGAGGGGGGCAAAGGCATAAAGCAGCATCAGCAGCCAGGCCAGCCATGACATCAGCGGTTTGTGTCTGGAGTCACGACGACGATAAAAAAAGAGCGTCAGCACGATAACCGTGCATAACGCCACATTCAGCAATCCGGGAAGGTTACTTAACATTGCCGCCTCCTCCACCCCGCAGGCGGGAGAACACACCGGACACCAGTGATGCAATATCCTGCTGGTGGATGAACGACAGAATCTTCACCGACACCACCGATACCAGCACCGCACACAGCGCATCTGCCGATGTACCGTCATACCCTGTTTTTGATGCAATCCAGGCTGACAGCACGCGCGCCCCCAGCACGCCGATAATGAACGACACAAGAAAATGCGCCACCACACGCCAGGCTGAAAGCGCCTGCGGCATCGTTGCCACAAATAACGCCCCGGCGAACGCACCAAACACAATCCCGAAATCCGTTCCGGTAAACAGCCCGAATACCGTCGCCCCGCCGAGCGCCGCAGCCGTGCCGGAACCGGACAAGGGTTCAGACATACTTTTTTCTCCTGTAAATAAAAAAGGGCCACCAGCGGCCCGTAAAAAAACACCCGTCAAAGGCACCCGCAGATGCCTTTTGTGTGGCGTTACCTGATGTGATGTGCGCTGGAGGTAGCGCGGAGAAAATGAAATAAGACTTACCGGAAATTAAGGTCAATCTGAGGATTTAAACCATTTTTAAAGCTTAGTAATATCAACTCGTCTCCGGAAGGAGACCGATACTTATTCTTCTTCACGGACTTTGTCCCGCGGCGTTAATCCGACAGCCGCGCTTTTTTTGCGCCATATTCATCGCTGACTTACATGGCATTGCCACACGGACATTATCAGTGTCCGTGTTTTCTTTTTTCGAATTAAGAATAAAAAAAACCGCCAGATACGGCGGTTGGTCAATGCAAGGAATGAATTTTTTAATTGTAATAAAATCGAGGCGTCGGGTGCCTCCCGAAGTATTCCGTCCTGTATGAATACTGTGGTTTCCCGCTAAACCGACTCTTTTAACCACCCTCGCCCTGAGGAGCGCCCCGATAGTGTTATTTACAACACCAGAATGATGCATCACCGACCCTGCCAGGAAATACAAAATCTCCACCAGCAATGCACCATTCTGCTGCCGTAAAAAAATCAGCACTGAGGCTAACCTGGCCTCAAATCATAGCCAGAGAACAGAATGCTTTTTCAAAACAACCTGCTCCCACGTAATAAAAATACGCCAGTGCTGCAATACAATAAGGCTTATTTCAAATGCTGGAGCGGGTAGCGGGAATCGAACCCGCATCATCAGCTTGGAAGGCTGAGGTAATAGCCATTATACGATACCCGCATATAGTGCCGATTACCGGAATCGAACTGGCGACCCGGTGATTACAAGTCAGTTGCTTTGTCTGCTAAGTTAAATCGGCAACGGTTCCTCGGAAAAAATAAAACGACCGATATATGCATTATTTCCCTGTCATCTCCTCGGAACCGACTATCGATATTAATGAGGGCAAACACTATTTCAATAAACATAGTGTCAATATTAGTAAATATATGTATAAATTTCTATCACTCGTGATTGATTACAAATAATCACACACATATTTAACTATTTTCTTTTATTTCGCTTACAGTCTGGTTAAATCTCTCTTCTTCCAGCTCCACACCTATTGCATGCCGTCCCAGCGATAATGCTGCTTTTATTGTTGATCTCGACCCCATAAAAAAATCAGCAACCAAATCTCCCGGATGGCTGCTGGCGGTAATTATCTGACGCAACATATCCGCCGGTTTCTCACAGGGATGTTTGCCGGGGTAATACTGCACAGGCTTGTGCGTCCAGACATCCGTATACGGAACGGCAGCCGATACGGAAAAATAACGCCGCAGAGATTTGTACTCATCCAGCAGGCTGGCATATTGCCGGTTCAGTTCACTGTATGTGCTGACCAGCTGGTGGTGTGGCTTTTCCAGTTCACCGCGCTGATGTTTTTCTGCTGCAACACGCGCAAACAACGCCTGTAATTTCAGATAATCGCCTTCGTTCGGCAACTGCCACTGACTGGTACCAAACCAGTGCGAAGCCATGTTTTTCTTTCCGGTGGCTTCCGCTATCTGTTTTGCCGTTATCCCCAGTGATTCACGCGCATCACGAAAGTAAGAAATCAGCGGGGCCATGACGTGCTGTTTTAGTTCACGCCCCTTTGCCGCATAGCCGTCATTTTTGGGCAGGTATGGCCCCTGATAATGTTCTGCAAACAGAATGCGTTCTGTTGCCGGGAAATACGCCCGCAGGCTTTCCTTGTTGCATCCGTTCCAGCGCCCGGACGGCTTCGCCCAGATAATGTGGTTCAGCACATTAAAGCGTTCACGCATCATGATTTCGATATCAGATGCCAGGCGATGACCACAGAACAGGTAGAGACTTCCGGCAGGCTTCAGTACCCGCCAGAACTGCGCCAGACATCGGTCCAGCCATTTCAGGTAATCATCGTCGCCCTTCCACTGGTTATCCCAGCCCTCGGGCTTCACTTTAAAGTATGGCGGGTCTGTGACTATCAGATCGACAGAATTTTCCGGTAAGGTCTGGATAAATTCCAGGCAATCAGCGTTGATTAACTCACAACTGGATATTTTTACAGTATTAGTCATAGATCAATAAGCACTTCTCTGATAGGCTCATACCGCTTTTGCGCAAAGCAGATGGGCCTGAGGTTTGCTTGTGACCCCAACGCATGAGCAGATGGCTGGCAGGTGCCGCTAACACCCACCAGCCGCCCATTACCACAAATTAAAAAGCCTTCACTGCGGAAGGCGTCTGTAACAACCGAACTGATAATCAGCCAGACCTGCCATAACAAGCTGGGTCAGTATTAACTGGCAACGTTCGCGTGAAAGGTACGTATTCTGCGCAATTTCCCCGACGGTCGCCGGCTCGGTGACGCTTAATTCATTAAACACCACTCTGGCGGTTTCGGTCATATCCTGCTGTTTTAGCATGTCTTTTTCCCTTATTCCGGTTAACGTGACATACCAATAACTCTTGTCGAAAAAGCCAGCAAGCTGAAAGACCGGTATTCGCAACCACCAGCGCGTTTAACGTACTGCGCCGCTTTTCGGGCATAAAAAACCCCGTTTGGCGGCTGGTTTAAGCTGTGTGGCAAAGTGACCACTCTTAACATCATATTTAAATTTTTACGTACGTAAACCAGCACGAATTTACATTATAAAATACAAAAACAATAACTTTTCATTACATTTCAGAAGCGCATCTCTCATTACAAAAACATCGTCAATAATTACCAGTACGCATAAACGAGATCTTGATCACACTTTGAACCATTAAATAAACTCCATATCTTGAAATAGCCATACCGATTAGATGTATATTTAGGCCGCAGTGACAATATTTTTTAATAATAGTTCCGAAAAGGACTAAGGATTCACGATGAAAAAATTAACAGTGGCAATCTCTGCTGTAGCTGCGTCAGTATTAATGGCGATGTCTGCTCAAGCAGCAGAGATTTATAACAAAGACAGCAACAAACTGGATCTGTACGGAAAAGTTAATGCCAAGCACTACTTCTCCTCTAACGATAAACACGATGGTGACAAAACTTATGCTCGTCTGGGCTTCAAAGGCGAAACCCAAATCAATGATCAACTGACTGGTTTCGGTCAGTGGGAATATGAATTCAAAGGCAACCGTGCTGAATCTCAAGGTTCTTCCGGGGATAAAACTCGCCTTGCATTCGCTGGCCTGAAATTCGGTGACTACGGCTCCATCGATTATGGCCGTAACTACGGTGTAGCATACGACATCGGTGCGTGGACTGACGTTTTGCCAGAATTCGGTGGTGATACCTGGACTCAAACCGACGTATTCATGACTCAGCGTGCAACTGGTGTTGCAACTTACCGTAATAACGACTTCTTCGGTCTGGTTGATGGTCTGAACTTTGCTGCTCAGTACCAAGGCAAAAACGATCGTAGCAAGCTCGATAACTATACCGAAGGTAACGGTGATGGCTTCGGTTTCTCTGCTACCTATGAATACGAAGGATTCGGTATTGGTGCAACTTATGCGAAATCTGACCGTACCGACACTCAAGTTAATCTAGGGAAAGTTCTTCCTGGAGTATTTGCTTCCGGTAAAAATGCAGAAGTTTGGGCCGCTGGTCTGAAATATGACGCTAACAACATTTACTTGGCCACTACCTATTCTGAAACCCAGAATATGACGGTATTTGCTGATCGCTTCGTCGCTAATAAAGCTCAGAACGTTGAGGCTGTTGCACAATATCAGTTCGATTTTGGGCTGCGTCCGTCCGTGGCTTACCTGCAATCTAAAGGTAAAGATCTCGGAGTATGGGGCGATCAAGACTTAGTTAAATATGTTGATGTAGGCGCAACCTATTACTTCAACAAAAATATGTCTACTTTCGTTGATTACAAAATCAACCTGCTTGACAAAAATGATTTCACCAGAGGTCTTGGTATAAACACCGACGATATTGTTGCTGTCGGTATGGTTTACCAGTTCTAAATCTTTTTATTAAAAAAGATATGTTGTGGGAGATATTTATCTCCCACAACATGTGGGTGACGCCCTCACGTCACTGCATTAAGAAAGACATTTTGTCTTTTCTTTTTAACCTTCTGTTATTTATTACTCTAAACTCTTGGGGGCGTTTTTGCGTCCCCTTTTTTATTCAATTTTACCAGCAAACGTTAATCAATAACATCTAACAACTTCAAGATCCATCTCGAGACGAACATCCAGTGCCATCAACATTCCGTCGACTATTCCTTCAGCCTTCTGAAGTTTTTTTCCTATATATCCATCAGAACAATGATGCTTACGGGCCAGTGCCATAAACGTCATACCAGCCACATAATAATCTACCAGCAAATCATGCAAATCACTGTTGTTCTTTTTCAAACGAGCCATACACCCACAAATAACCATTGCGTCATCATCACTACATTGCGGTCGCGATTTAACCTTTGAAGGAATAAGTCCCTTGAATCCGGCTGCAATCGATGACCAGGTGACATCCTCATGATTATTTGCCACCCATGCCCCCCAACGCTCAAGAACCATCTGAATATCACGCATCAGCGCAGCACCTCCTGCACCAGTTTTTCAAACTTTCCAACTCTGGTTTCCAGCTCTGCCACACAATCCACCAGCTCATCCACCGCTTTTTGTGCGCGGTGTTTCGCCTGCATCAGTTCCCTGAGCGCTGGCACCATATCCCGACGAATGGCATCTTTTGTTACACCTGTTTTTTCCAGTTGTTCCGCCTGTCGCAACATTTCCTGTGCCTGTTTACGTAATTGTTCAGGGGTAAAAGGTGTTGTCTGGTTGTTCAAAAGAAACGCTCCATCTTACTGCTGTCAGTTCGTTTGTTGCTGTATCTGCGCGGCTGGGGCTGCTGCATTGGGGTAGAAAGAATCTGTGCGCTTTCCTGATCCACAGGCAGAAAATGTCCGTTATAAAAACGCCGGTAAATCGTTCCCAGAGAACCGTTACGTTGTTTCGTGATATTGATTTCTGCGATGCCCCTGGCCTGCGTATCCGGGTTGTACACTTCATCCCTGTAAAGCATCAGAATGATGTCTGCATCCGCCTCTATTTCTCCGGAATTTTTCAGGTCTGAGTTCATGGGGCGTTTATTGGGCCTGGACTCCACACCGCGGGAGAGCTGACTCAACGCAACCACCGGTAATCCGCCGGATTTTGCCAGGCCTTTAAGCCCCTTTGAGATTTCACCCACGGCAAGGTCATGACGCCCCGTGCTCCGGGTTTTTATCAGCCCGAGATAATCAACCACCACCAGCGCCGTTTCCGGATGTTTAATCAGGTGGTGTTTCGTTGTTGCGTATATCTCGTCAATGGTCAGGTTCGCCTGGTCCACCATCCAGATATTGCGCCCGGTCATCCGCCCCACTCCTTGTGAGAAACGTGCCCAGTCTTCGTCTTCAAAGTGAGTGACAGATTTCAGGCGTGATACCGGCATTCCTCCAGCCGCAGATACCATGCGCTCACCAATCTGGATGTTCGCCATTTCCATTGTGAACAGAAGAACACCATGCCCCTGCTCAGTCACCTTGTCGATGATATCCAGCGCCAGTTCGGTTTTACCCATCGAAGGACGAGCCGCAATAAATACCAGGTCGCCGGGTTCCATACCGCCTGTTTTTGCGTCCAGTTCATCAATACCGGTCATCAGCGTCCTGGATTTCTCCAGCCCCTGATTCCGGCATTCAACACGTTCAACCACTTCCGGAAGCACATCATCAATATGTACCGGCTGAATAATACCCTTCCCCGTCGACAATGAGGCCATCATGTTCTGCGCATCCTTCAGAGCATCTTCAGCTGCTTCACAGGTATGCGCATCACGTAATTTCTGTAATGAACCGCCCCGGAAATCCTGGAGACTAAACTCCCTGAGAAAGAGGTAAACAGGA